TGCGGGGGCGAGGCACTCGACGCCGGCGTCGCGGGCGAGCCGGCCGTGGTCGACGGCGTCCGGGGCGAGTGGCGCGTCGATCCGGAGCTACTGGGTCAGCCGTTCTCCGGACGGACGGCGTTGCTGTCGCCGCTGGACCGATTGGTCTACGACCGCAAGCGGACGGATCTGGTGAGCTTTCAACGCTGGGTGATCACGGGCTTGTATCGCATCGTGAAGTGGGACGAGTACAAGCGATCCACCAAAAGCATCGAGAGCCTGGAAGCCTACGCGACGACTTAGCCCGCTGCGACCGCGAGATAGCGGAAGCGGAAGCCACGCTGCGTAGCGGGTATACAGACATCGATGGCTGTCTGCTCTGGCTGTACGACTGGCGATGCGAACGCAAACTGATCGAGGACGAAATGAACATGCCACTAACGAAAACGGCAGTGACGGACGACGTCGTATCCCGCAAAGCAGGCCGGAAGAAGCCTGGGGACAAGGTCAGCACGGTGATGCACGAGTTCAACACGGGGGATCTGAAGTCGAGTAGCGGGCAACCTATAACGTCCCGCAAGCAGGCCGTCGCGGTCGGGCTGTCAGAGGCACGTCGGGCTAAGAAGGCGTGCGATTGCGCTGATAAGAAGAGCTGCAACTGCTGAGTTAGTTCGCTTTAGCGCAATGCTGGCTATCGATTTGTGCTGTTTGAGTAGGCGTCTGGTGCAATAATGGGTAATGGCAACAAAGGCAGACAAGGCCCGATGGGCTCGAGAGGCGCGCAATCGCAAGAAACTCGGTCTGCCGCAGCCGAAGCGCGGCGACAATCTCCGGAAACATGGGGTCACCCATTCACCGGAGCATCGCTCATGGCTATCCATGATGACGCGCTGCCTGTGGAACAACCCGGAACGGGCGGATTACGCACTCTATCAAGGACGTGGCATAACGGTCTGCGATCGGTGGCGCGAGTTCACCGATTTCCTTGCGGATATGGGGCCAAAGCCGTCGTTACGGCACACGCTTGACCGCATCGATTCGGACGGCAACTATGAGCCAGGTAATTGCCGATGGGCCACACCTCAAGAGCAGGCACGAAACTGGAAGACCCGCAACCGAAAGCTTGAGTGTCGGGGTGAACTCCTCACTATTGGCGAGTGGGCTAAAAGAATTGGAATCGCCCGCGAATCCCTTCGAGATCGACTCGAATCTGGATGGACAGTCGAGCAGGCTATTACAACCCCGCCCGTTCGTAAGCGCGAGCGCGACAAGAAAGGTATCTTCCAAGCCCATCTGTATTGATCTCTTCACAGGCCTGCACGGCTGGGCCGCTGGCTTCCTCGCGGAGGGCTGGCGCGTCATAGGGTTCGATCTGTGTGACATGTGCGCCATGACTGGCACACCGCGTCCTGAAGGTGACTTTGAGTTGGTGCTTCAGGATGTGCGTACGCTGCACGGTTCGCAGTTCCGCAACGCTGATCTGATTGTAGCCTCGCCACCATGTCAGGAATACAGCTACCGCGCCATGCCGTGGAAGAGGGCGAAGGCATTGCCGCCACCGGATAATACGCTGTTCGATGCGTGCTTCCGCATTCAGCGTGAGGCGTCGGAAGCAGCGGGGCGGTATATCCCGATGGTTGTCGAGAACGTCAACGGGGCACAGAAGTGGGTAGGACGGGCGCGATGGCACTTCGGCAGTTACTATCTGTGGGGCGATGTGCCGGCACTGATGCCGCTGGCCACCAAGGACGGGGTGAAGGTCGGCGGTATTGACTGGAGCGACGTGAAAAAGGGTGGCAGGGCGGTCGGATTTAATACTACGGCGCAAGCAAGATTACGTGATGGCGTGAAAGGCTTCGCGGCGCGATTTGAGGATACCCCGTTCGCCTGGTACTCGTCGCGTTCACCGGAACGGAAGCACGCCCAGGCCGCAATCGCAAAGATACCGTTTCCACTAGCGCGGCATATCGCACAAGTCTACAAAGCAACTGAATAGCAATGGCATACAAGAAGACGAAGGACGAGGACGACTTCCTCTCCACGGCACGGGAGCGCTTCAAGAACGTCTCGGAAGCGGAGAGCGAGATCCGTAAAAATTTCGCCTCGGATTTATCCTTCTATGACGGGGATCAATGGCCCTCCGATATCAAGGCCATGCGCGAGATGCGCGGCAACCAGCGGCCGTGCCTGGTCATCAACCGGCTCCCTCAATTCGTTCACCAAATCACCAATAACATCAGGCAGAACAAGCCCGCCCCCAATGTCTCACCGGTAGACGATGGCGGGGACAAAGAGACGGCGGAAATCTTTCAAGGCATCATCCGGCACATCGAGAGGCAGTCGAAAGCGGACATCGCGAGATCGTACGCCTCGTTCTATCAGGTGGTGTGCGGCCGCGGCTATTACCGCATCGAGACGAAGTTCGCGGACCCGAAGAGCTTCGATCAGGAAATCTTTATCACCCGCATCAAGAACCCGGCATGCGTCTACTTCGACCCCAAGTGCCTGCAGCCGGATTACAGCGATGCGCGGTACGCCTTCATCGTCCATGACGTGAGCCGCGAGGAGTACGAGCGCCGGTTTCCCGATGCGGAGGAATATAGCGCCGAAGACCTCCGCAGTATCGGCGACAGTGCAACCTGGTGGATGACGGACAACGACCAGATACGCATCGCGGAGTACTTCACACGCACGCTCGAAACGGTCACCATCGCGCTATTGCAGGATGGCACGGTCCTGCCTCTCGAGGAGGTGCCGGAAGGCGCGGTAGTCGTAAAGCAGCGCAGCACGGAAGTACCTGTAGTCAACTGGTGCACCATCAACGGGTGCGAGGTCCTCGAAGAGGAGGAGTGGCCGGGTCAGTGGATACCGATCATTCCGGTATTGGGGGAAGAGTACGACATCAACGGCAAGACCCAACTACTGGGGATGGTGCGACACAGCAAAGACCCGCAGAGGATGTTGAATTATTGGGAAAGCTGCAAAACGGAAGCGATTGCCTTAGCCCCGAGAGCCCCGTTTCTCGTTGCCGAAGGACAGACCGAGAACCACGAGGAAGAATGGGCGCAGGCGAACAGCCGTAACTACCCATATCTGATCTACAAGGCAACCACCGTAAGCGGGCATCCCGTGCCCCCGCCCCAACGCCAGGTGTACGAGCCGCCGATTCAAGCCATCACTGCGGCCGAGATGGGCGCCATCGAGAACATGAAGGCGGCGACCGGCATCTATGATGCCAGCCTCGGTAACCGCAGCAACGAGACGTCAGGTATCGGTATCCGGCAACGCCAGATCCAGGGCGATGTTGCCAACTTCCATTTCGTGGATAACCTCACCACGGCGATCACGCACGAAGGACGCATCCTCGTTGACCTGATCCCGCACATTTACGACAGGCCGGGCCGCGTGATGCGGATCATCGGCGAGGACGGCACGGAACAATCGGTCCCGGTCAATACCCGGTTTCAGAAGAGGCAGAACGGGGCGCTAGTTACCGATCAGATGCAGTTCGACCCGCAGCAGATCACCAAGATCTACGATCTATCCGCCGGCCGCTACGACGTCGCGGTAGCCGTCGGGCCAAGCTACGCCACCAAGCGCCAGGAATCAGCCGAGAGCATGATGCAGTTCGCTCAGGTGGCCCCGGAGCTGGTCCCGCGGTATGCGGACCTGTTGGTGACCGCGATGGACTGGCCTGGAGCCGATGCCATCGCAGACCGCATCCGCCCGCCCGATATCCCGAAGGAAGGCGAACCGCCGATCCCGCCCCAGGCGCAAGCCGCGATGCAGCAGATGCAGGCGCAGAATCAGGAACTGCAGCAAGCCGTGCAGCAGGCGCAAGAGATTATCCGAACCCAGAAACTACAGATCGATTCGGCGGAACGGATGCAGATGCGCGATCTCGAATCGAAGCAAATGCTGGCTGAGATGAAGGCGCAGACGGACATCATGCGGGATGCAGGAAAGATCCACAGTGACGTATTGCAGACCGATCAAAAAGTTGAGTCGCAGGAATCGATAGCGCAGTTGAATGCGGAAACGAAGATCACCGCTGAACAGATGAAGTTGGGTGCGAAGAAGGAAGCAGCACGGCCGCCGTTGGAAGCGTTCGAGAATGACTAAGCGCTGGAGTTATAAACGCTGGAGTGCTCATATAGCCGCTAAGTATGGCGATTTCGATACCCGTGTCAAGCGGATTGTAGACGCTTATAACGAGTGGCGGTCTACAGGAGACAGAACGCCATACGTGCTAGCCCTCAGGTTTGAAGCCATTCTGGGTGTGGAAGAGAAGGCTCGCTCGGGCAGGCGCGACCCTAATCCGGTTCTTGCCGCTTGCCGGGAACTGATCCCAGACGACAGCGAAGAGAAGCGGGCTTAACCTACCCGCTATGTTGGGCGCGACCCCAAAGGCTCGGCTTGCGCGGAGATGCGCTCGGCAGAGATTAATCCTTGTGATGCTTGGCTTCGTGCAGTTCGAGCAGCATCTTCATGTGCTCAAACGCATTATCGATGTGAGCCTTTAGGCTTTTCTCAAGATCATCGAAACGTTTGGTGAAATCTGTTCTTAAGTCATCGATGCGTTTGTTGGAATAGAGTACGGCAACGATAGCACCGATGATCCCCAGGACCGGGAAGGTAATGCCGATTACCAGCGTCAAGATCTGCGTGTCAGTCAATTGATTTCTCCTGTCGGATAGCATCCGACTCCTTCCATCGTAACAAGCTAACCCCTACATATCTATAGCCCAAAGGTACCCATGTCCCTTGTAGTATCCAGCACCACAGACAGCCAGGAAGCCGTCAACGCAGCCGCCGGCATCGAAACCGAAGCACCGGCAGAGCAGCCTTCGCTTCAGCGCGAGGAGCAGGCCGTAAAAGCGCCCGCACCGGCTAAGCCTGCGGAACCTGACGAAGCGGAAGAAGAAACCGAAGAAGAAGGCGACGGCGAGGAAGAGAAGGAAGGCGACGAGCCCCCGAAGCCGAAACGCACCGGCGGGTTCCAACGCAAGATCGAACGCCTGGTCCGCGAGAACGAGTACTTAGCACGTCGGTTCCACGAACTCGCTCAGCAACAGCGACCGCAACAACCGCCACCACCGCAGCAACCACAACAGCAACCCGTAGCAGATGGACGTCCCCGGCAGGACCAGTTCGATTCCTACGACGAGTACCTCGACAAGCTGACCGATTGGAAGCTCGAGGCACGGCTGCAGCAGGAACATGCGGCGCAGGCGCAGCGGCACCAGGCCGCGCAGCAGCAAGAGAGATTGACTGGCTGGCAACAACGTGTTGGCCAATTTAAGAACGAAGCACCGGACTTTGAAGACGTATTAGAGTCCGTCGATCACATTAATTTACAGCCAATTTTGCAGCAGGCGATTATGGCGGATGCCCTCGGACCGAAGCTGGCCTACGAGCTGGCACGGAAACCTGAGGACTTCGCCAGGATCGCGAGTCTCGATCCCGTTGGCGGGTTAACGGCGCTGGGCGAATTCAAGGCGAGGCTGGAACCTGCAAAAGCGGCAGCTCCGGGTAGCGGAGTGAAGCCGGTGTCGCGTGCACCTAATCCGATCCGGCCGGTCGGAAACGGTGCAGGCGCGACCTCTACCGTGCCGCTGGATCAGATGCCCCTTGGCGACTACATCCGGGCGCGGGAACGGCAGATCAAAGCAGCTCGGGGAAACCGTTAACTCCTAAGCCGGTACATTCCGTACCGAGATCCCAAGGACATCCCATTGGCCGGTAACAGCCTGTTAACTATTTCTGCGATCACGCGCGAGGCTGCGCGTATCCTCGTCAACAACCTCTGTTTTACCAAGCAGATAACCAGCCAGTACAGTGACCAATTTGCCCGCAGCGGAGCAAAGATTGGATCTGTCTTAAACATCAGAAAACCACCGAAGTACATCGGCAGGACGGGCCGTGTGTGCTCCGTTGAGGACGTGGTTGAAACGTCGGTACCGTTAGCCCTCACGACGCAATTCGGCGTGGACATGAGTTTCACCAGTGCCGAACTTGCGTTGAGCATCGACGACTTCAGCAACCGCATTCTTAAGCCCGCGGTAGCCGTGGTCGCGAATAAAATCGATTACGACATGATGGGCTTGTACACATCGGTCCCCAACGTAGTCGGCACGGCGGGCGTGGTCCCGAATACGCTGCTTACCTATCTAATGGCTGGCGTAGCTCTCGATGACAATATGGCGCCTCGCGATAACCAGCGGGCCGTCGTAGTCAACCCGATCCAGCAGGCCACCATCGTTGATGCGCTCAAGGGCTTGTTCCAATCAGCGGATCAGATCGAAGACCAATACGAGAAGGGCACGATGGGGATCACGGGCGGATTCAAATGGTGCATGGATCAAAATACCCGTGTCCATACCGCAGGCGCCTACGGCGGCGCACCTATCGTCTCAGGCGGTTCGCAGGTTGGCAGCAGTTTGCTCGTCTCGGGCTTCACTGCGGCGGCGGCTCCTCGCCTGAAGAAGGGCGACATGTTCACGCTTCCTCTGGTGAATGCCGTCAACGGACAAAACCACCAGGACCTCGGGTATCTCCGCACCTTCACCGTCACGTCAGACGTGAGCTCGGCAGCGGACGGAACCGCTACCATCCCGATCTATCCGCCGATCACACCTACCGGCGCATCGCAGACCGTAACCGCTTCTCCCGCCGGCGGCGCACCGCTCACCATGCTCTTCACTGCTGGCTCGAAGACCTCACAGGCGCTTGCATTCCATAAGGACGCCTTCACCTATGCCACGGCTGACCTACCCCTGCCCGATGGCGTGGACATGGCTTCCCGTGTCAGCGATTCGCAGTTGGGCGTGTCGGTACGCATGATTCGCCAATACACAATTTGTGATGATGCGTGGCCCACGAGGCTCGACGTTTTATATGGCATTGCGCCAGTCTATCCAGAATTGGCCTGCCGGATTATCAGTTAAAGGAGAATTAGCATGCCTCAAGATTTCGATGGAACATTAACACTGGATCAGGTCGGGTTCGCCTACAGCGCACCCGGCGGGCCGTTTCAATTGCAGACCTGGCCGCGCTATGTGTATCACGCAACCGAAGCACCGCGCGTAGTCAGCAACAAGGAAGAGTTCGAAGCATTGGGCGAGGGCTGGAGTTTACAGTACCAGCACAAAGACTACCCCAAAATGATGTTTGCCCCGAACGGCGACACGGTAGCGGTGAACACACCCGAAGAGGAAGCGGCACAAACGACCGCGGAAGGTGGGCCATGGGCCGATGCGCCTCACGGGTCCACCGATCCGATGTCGACCCGCTCCCGCACGGGCAACTTCACGCTGCAGGAGAAAGCGGATGCGATCCGGGACAGCCGGCGGCTATCGCTCGATTACGTGCAGTTGAACCAATCGCTCGACTGCCACGCCGATAACGCCCCGATGCGGGCCATCAGCCCAACCGACGTGCCGCGGCCGCAATTCCATCCTGTCGAGACAGCAGACCAGATCCGGCAACGTCGCGAGCAGGAAGACGAAGCACGGAAGAAGCGCGCTGAAGCAAAGAGCGACGAGAAGAAAAACAAGTAGCAGATAGAGCACGCGAGGAAGGAGCACTATGGCCACTTCGATCCAGGAATTTATTAATTCCACTTTGCGACTGATCCGCGTGCTTGACTCTGGCGAGCAGCCAACCGCAACCGAATCAGATAACGCGCTCACCGCTTTGAACCAGCTCATCGGAAGCTGGTCGGCAGCGGGCGTGCCTGTATATCAGGAGTCGAGAGAGGGGATCGACCTGACCGGCGCGGCTCTCTATCCACTCCCCACACGTCCGGTAAGGATTCTCTCTGCACAGGTGATCAACGGGGGCGTGAGTTTCCCGGTAGCCATTGTGAACTCGCAGCAGTGGACCCAGCCCAAGGACCGGACGGCTACCTCGAAGTTCGCCAAGGAACTCTATTACGATGGCGGCTACCCTGTCGGGTCGATCTTCCTCTGGCCCTCTCCCGGAGTTGGCAGCACGCTCAACGTGTACGTCTTGCGTCCGCTCGCGCAGTTTGCGAGCCTCGCCGACACCATCAACCTGCCGCCGGGATACGAACAGGCCCTACGTTTCGGCCTGGCGGGCGTGCTCGCACCCGAATACGGCTCGGCATTACCGCCTGAGGTTGCATCTGGGGTAGCGCAGGCCACCTCTGCAATTGCCAGTATGAACGCCGCGGCTATCGGGCAGGGCGTGGCTACCGCGGCTGTACCCGCAGCTTCTTGATTCGCTTCAGCGCAAAAGGACGACAACTCGAAATGACTACTACTAACG